TAAAGGGCTTGCATAAGCGGCAAAAGGTTGGTGATATGCTCGAGGACATGGTGGGCATGGATTTCAGTAAAAGTATTTGTCGCAAAACAGCGGAGTTCGTCAGGTTTTTCGAGATTAATGAGTTTATCGGGACTGACGTTAGGGTTAATGTCGATATTAACAGCATTTGGCATTTTAACTCTGCCGCAACCAAGATTTAATTTCATCATTCTCTCATACTCCCTCTCTCCAACTCCCAGAGCGGGATACGCGCCTGGGCTTCGTCGCAGACAAGCTCGCAAAGGGCGAGGAGGTGCTTCTCGCTGTTCATGTCGGGGTGGGTGTGGTAGTCTGACCGATTCGCGATATACCCCCGAATCAGCTCCAGCAGCCGATAACGAGGAACAAGCGGGGTATATTGCGGTAAAGGGTTGTGCAGGGTATCAACCATTATTCGTTCCAGCCTTTCTTTAAATAGCCGAAGTCACGCGGCTCAGTTATGACATTAGTCGTAGTGCTCATTCTTTCTCCCCCATACACTTCGGCACTGGTATCGCCAGCACCTTTTGAAAAACACTTCTCTTGCCCATGTGCAACTCGTCGTAAGTAGCGCCGTTGAGGAGCAGAGTTTTCTCTACTTCGAGCTGAAGCACTACTGCTTCCTCCACCGCCTTTCGCAAAAGCTTCGCGTAGGTGACAAGCGGGTCAATTTCTTCCTGCGCTACATCCCAGCACTCGACAAACACATCTTTCAGTTCGTCGCACTCTGCCGGTTTCATGCGTTTCCACCAGTCGTCAAAAGTAGTCATACTGCCTCCTCAAAAAGTTCTACTTGCAGATTCATATCTTGCAGCCCGTGGCATAATCCTACTTTTCTACGAGGCTTAAAGATATTTCCGTACCCCTCGAACACATGCCGACCATACGAAGCAGCTTGCGTGATTTCTCCCTCTGCGCCGATCCCCAGCAAGTGACAAGAGGTAGTGTCGAACCCGACAACTATCCAGTAGTGGGTCTTTCTCCGGTTTTTACTCAGGAACATATCGCCTACTTGCAGCGGCCCCGGTTCTTCCAGATATTCCGGCAGTGTCTCCGGCATGGTTATGTTCATTTAGCTTCTCCTACCGTCTCAGTTCGTCTATCGCAACCAGTACTAACATCACACCGAATAGCAGTACAAGGCCTTTCCATAACGCAAACATAAATGTAGAGATTGTCTGCAACGTCTCCATTTTTTCTGTCCCCCCAGTGATGAACTGCATTAGCGACTAATACCAAATCAGCGATAATTGCCAGAGCTATAACGGCCCAATGTTGCATGAATGCCCCCACTTGCTGTACAGAAGGAGGCTTGTGACTTTGCCACAAACCCCCTTGCATCTAGCTCAGATTACAGTGCGGCGACTCCGCGAACATCGGTGTAAATCTGATCGTCGACCAGGCGATGCTTTACGGTGACGCGGGCGACTGCCCCCACCAAACTCCCAAACGTCCAGGGCTGCCCCGCCTGATTCTGCTTGACGGCTTCGCGCAGACGGCCGAGTTGGATGTTTTTCCCCTTAGCGAAATCAAGCCCCCCATTCGCCGTAACGTCGAGGAAGATGGACTGACGGACAGTATTGGTTTCAAAGCCAGTTACGGCCGTCACACTTGCGTCGTCAATCGTCCACTTAATGTCGAGAATGACAGAACCTTTCTCGGTCGCGCGGATTTTAATATCGTCGGCCTCTCGAATAGCGGCGGGATATTCACCTTCGGGAACTGGTGTGTAGGTAGTAGAATTGCTCTCGGTGAAGGTAGCGTTTTGAAAAGCGTTAACGTCAAAGGTAGACATGTTTAAAACTCCAGTAAAGGTTAAAGATTTTTAGGGGCGGCGTTAGACTCGGCCGCACTTCGTGCGAGTTTTAAGGCTTAAACCTGGCGTTCTTTCCATTTTGTGAGAAGTGGTACAAAACTTGGTGGGAGTTTGTCGGACAGTGCCACGTTCCGCGCCTTCGTGTCGGTGTTCAGCATCGCCGTCGACCAGAAGAACTCGGTTCCCTCGCGGCGTGAAACGATTACGTCACTGAAGAATCGAGGAAGCCTCGGGGCGAGTTTCCGGCCGAGGGTTGAGGCCATGTTGGTTGTGCCGCCGGTCACTTCGTCCACTTCTCGTTCGAGGTGAGCAGTGAGTACCATTGTGCAGGGGACATCCGTCGTCAACTTTGTGATGATCCGCTCGAGGTTATCCATTGCTACGCCCCAATCGGCCATGCTTTTTACCGGCTTGCTCCCGGCGACAAGGTTCATTGCCATAACGTTGAGACCGGAAAGTGAATCAATGACAACGGCTTTGTCAAGGCCAAAGGTATCTACTGCACCAAAGGTTTTTCCAGTGCGATCGTCAGTGAAATTTGAAAGGCAAGTGAGGAGCTGAAGAAACTCGGTGTATTGGCCTTTGTTAATGTCCCCCATTTCTGCCAGCGCCTTAAAGCTCAACTTATTGATCTTGGTCGCACTGTCAATCATTGCCGACCAGTCGGGGCCGGCTGGTGGGATGTAATGCCAATGAAGTTTCTCACTCGGGATGTCGGAGAGGACTTCCATGCCGGGTTCAGTAAAGATGCAGAAGACCTCGAGTCCAGCATCAACGAGCGTACGGATTGAATGGGTTTTGCCGCTGCCGGTCGCGCCGACAAGCATGATCTTCGGCCCAGGGACGGCAGGTTTGGGGGGAGTGGTCGGGGGGAGCATAGGAGAAAGTTCCTTTCTTCGGTCGGATTATGGTTTAAAATTTGCCCGGATTATTCCCATTTTTCCCTCGCCATTGCCCACCAAAGCAACTCAAAGTGCGCGAGTTCCTGGGAGCAATAAGGAGGAAGCAGGGCTTGAAGATGCCAGGCCATTGGATCGCCGGGGGAGAAGTGCATTGCATGCTTCAGGCATAGCACTGGATACACTCGCCAGAGGGGGACCCCTTCCAGCACGTTGCGCAGCCAAATCTCCCCGCACATCGGGCAGAATCCGGCAACGGACGAGTGTTGGATGGGCAAGTGTCCTCCGTTTGTCCGAAAAGGGTGATATTCCCCTTGCCCGACAAAACGATTCTCGGCAAACACTGTAGCCTTAATCGGCGAAGCGATCATGCTGAGGCGTCTTTTGTCAAAGGGTTCCAGTGCCTCTCGACGTAATACCCTTGAACCCAGTTCTCAGGATTTGGCGAGAGGCAGAGGCGCTTAAACTCACATGAGCCGTAGGCGCTACAGCTGTCGCCAAAGTTGTAGTCGAAGTGACGGCCGGAGTCCTTGTGCATTTCGTAGTAGTAGATCATCCGCTCAACATCGCGGAGGAGTTGTTCGTACCAAAGGTCGAGCAGCCACTGGGGGCGGTAGGTGAGAATTTGCGCGAAAGTAGTTTGGGCTTTGAGGAGGCCTATGCCGCGAATGATTGCCCCGGCGACTGGCAAGCCGAAGGCCTTCGCGGCGTAGCAGTATCCGCTGAATTGAGAGGCCAACTCCCACTGATTCCCCCAGCTGGCGCCGAGTGAGGTACCTGTCTTCTCGTCGACGACGTAAAGGGTATCCTGAAAAAGGCCGAGCATGTCGAAGCGACCGCCATATAAAAGGGGCTCGCCAGTATCAGGATTCTTCAGCGGTAAAGGGAGGGCAAACGTAAACTCGACGCCGAGATCGCCTTTATCACTTTTGTAAGGTTTGATGCTATCGGTTGCGAGGGGATATTCAATGAAGTATGATTCCAGGGCGGAAAGGCAGCGGGAGCGGGACTTAACTGTTCCGTTGCCGTCAGGATCGTATTCGCCCCAGTGTTGTTCAATTGTTTTTCTGCCAACGTCTTCCGCCTCACTGGCGGTAAGTCCTTCACCATAAAAGGCTCTGCGAGCCATCTCCAATCCGCTAGCAAAGCAGGCGCCGAAATGTAAATGGATCGAAGGCTCGACAGGCCCTAGTCGCTGAAAGTGTGCGCGAAAGGCCTTCATCGGGCAAGCGGCGAAGTTCTTGCGTAAAGTGTTGTCAATGATGGTAGGGAAGAGGGTTTCTGGGAAGGTCATGGAGGTTCTCCAGGAGAAAGTGTTAGAGGTTTAAGGCTTTATCGAAATCGGTAAGGAGTTCGTCGTCGGTCATAGCGCGGACCTTTTTACTGGCGCCTTTCACGGCAGCAGCACTAATGGCCGTTTTGCGGCCTTGGCGCAAGGCCTCGATCGCCGCGTGGGAGATTTCTGGCGAGAGGATTTCTCCCGCGAGAACGCGACGGCGCAGGTCGTTTAAATCTAAAGTTAATGGATCAATCATCTCAGTTTTCCTCTCCGGCTGAAAAAAGTGGGGGAGGAGGTGGGAGGGACTCCCTTGAACCTCTTCCCCCGAACAGGGAGTTTGCAAAATGACTCAGGGGAACAGATCTCCCGAATCGTTGGTAATGTTGCCAACATCCGGTGAGTTTGTCAAGCTCTCTTTTCCGCCTGCT